AAGGCGGGGTTCACGCCCTACGCCGACCTAACGCAGCAGCAGGTGGTCGGCTGGGTGCAGGGCGCTCTCGGGTCGGAGCAGGCCGCGCAGATCGAAGCCGCGCTGGCGGCCAACATCGCCGCGCAGATCAATCCTCCGGTCGTCGCGCCGCCGCTGCCGTGGGCGCCCGCCTAGGTGGCGCAAGACCTCTACAACATCCTTGTCGGGGTCTGCGGTGCGGCGATAGGCTGGCTGCTGAAGGTCATCTGGGAGAGCGTTCGCGCTCTCCAAACGGACATGAAGGAGATCGAGAGGGAGCTTCGCACGAAGTTCGTCAGCAAGGACGACTATCGGTCGGACATCCAGGAGATCAAGGAGATGGTCAAGGCCATCTTCGAGCGTCTAGAGCGCAAAGCGGACAAGGGCTGACGGCATGTCTGATGCAGCGAAACAGGCTCAAATGTCGGAGCAAATGGCGGCCAACGCTTCAAAGGGTGCGTTGATCGAGAAGGTTGTCTTCGCCGCGGTCCCGATCCTGTTCTCCTGTGTCGTGTACCTCATGACGGCCCTGTCGTCGGCCAACAACGAGATTACCATCCTCAAGTCCCGCGTCGCGGTGGTCGTCACCCAGGACAACCGGGCGATCCCGCCGCAGGGCACGACCATCGACATGGCCCTAATCCGCGAGCAACTGTCGAACCGAATTGAACAGGTGGAGCGGGAAGGCGCTATCTCTCGCGCTGCTATGACGCTTGATCGCGAGCGCAACGTGGCCGGGATTGAGCGCGCCCGTCTTGAGAAGACCGCCGATTTTACCAGAGGTATGGCAGAACTTCGCGCCGACCTGATGCGGCTAACCAGCGAACTCGATCGGCGCTTGGCGCTGCAGGAGGCCCGAAATGGAACCGCTCCTCAATCTCGTTAGGACGGTCGCGCCGTCCATCGCCACAGCCGTCGGCGGGCCGCTGGCCGGGATGGCCACACGCGCCATCTCTGAGGCGTTGCTGGGCAGGCCGGATGGCACCGATGAGGAACTGGCCGAGGCTGCGAAGAACGCCACGCCCGAGCAGCTGCTGGCGCTGAAGCAAGCCGAGCAGGACTTCACGGTGCGGATGCGGGAGTTGGAGATCGACATCGAGCGCATCGATGCTGCCGATCGAGGCAGCGCGCGCGAGCGCGAGGTGAAGACCAAGGATCTGACGCCGCGCTTCCTAGCTGCTGCAGTCACGCTTGGGTTCTTCGGCGTTCTCTCTTGGATGATCGTCAACGGCCTGCCAGCCAACGGCGGCGAAGCGATGCTGGTCATGTTGGGCACGCTGGGCACCGCCTGGGGCGCGATCATTAGCTACTACTTCGGCTCCTCCGCTGGATCCCGCGAGAAGACCGACCAGCTGAACCAAGTGCTGAAGGTGAACCGATGAAGGGAAATTTCGACGCCGCGCTGGCCGCCGTGCTGAAGCATGAAGGCGGCTGGTCCGACCATCCGGCGGATCCGGGCGGCGCGACCATGAAGGGCGTCACGAAGCGCACCCTCGAGGCGCATCTTAAACGCGAGGTGACGAAGGACGAGCTCCGCGCGATCAGCGACGAGACGCTGGCCGACATCTACCGCCGCCGGTACTGGGATGCGGTGCGTGCGGACGAGCTCCCGGCGGGCGTGGACTACGCCGTGTTCGATTGCGCCGTGAACTCCGGCCCAAGGCGCGCTATTCTCTTTGCCCAGGCAGTTGCGCGTGTAACGCAAGACGGTGCCATCGGGCCTAAGACGCTGGCGGCCATCAAAGCCGCTTGCGCCGAGGGGGCCGAAGGGTTCATTGAGGAGTACAGCGAGGCGCGCCAGGCCTTCCTGCGCGGCTTGCCGACGTTCCAGGTCTTTGGCCGCGGCTGGACCCGGCGCGTGGATGACGTGGAGGCGGTCGCCGCGCGTATGTCTCGCGGAGAGGAGATGGCCTAAATGCCCCTTGCCGCTCTAAATCTCCCGCCGGGTGTGGTGAAGCCTGCGACGCCGCTGCAGGTGAAGGGGCGGTATTGGGACGCGAACCTGGTGCGCTGGCGCTCCGGCAAGCTGCTGCCGGTGGGCGGCTGGCAGCGCATCACTAGCTCGCCTCTGGCCAGCACCTGCCGCGCTATCTTCACTTGGTCGAGCCAAGCTGGGTTGCCCTATGCGGTGCTGGGCTCCGAAGACAACCTCTACGTCCTCGACGGCTCGTCTTACATGGACGTCACCCCGGCAGGCTATGTGCAGCCGGATATCGGCCTGTACGGCGCCTATGGCGCGAGCGACTACGGCGAGCTTCTGTATGGGCTCGACTCCGCCGAGGTGAGCATCGCTACGGCGGTGCGGACGACGAATGTCGTCACCATCACCACCGCAGCCGCGCACGGCTTCCCGGTCGGCATGTCGGTGCTGATCGCGGGCGTGACGGACGCGTCCTTCAACGGCACCTTCACGATCGCCAGCGTGCCGTCCTCCACGACGTTCACCTACGCGCAGACGGCGGCGAATGCGTCTTCCAGCGGCGGCACGGCGGCGCTGCCGGTGGCCGATCGGCGCCCGGCCAGCCTGCTGTTCACGCCGTCCTTCTCCTGGACGTTCGACAACTGGGGCGAGGATCTCCTGGCCGTCTCGTCGAGCGACGGGCGGCTGCTGCACTGGAACACGGGCGAGCCCACCGCCTCGCCGGTCGGCACCAGCGTGATCTCGACCATCGTGCGGGTGTCGAACGTCGCCACGGTGACGACCGTGGACAACCACGGGTACACGGTTGGCGAAAGTGTCGTCATCTCCGGGAACTCGGTGAGCAGCTTTAACGGCACTCAGATTGTCACGGGGGTGCCGAACCCGAAGACGGTCAACTTCACCTTCTCCTCCTCCGGCACCAACATCACCGGCACGGGCGGCAGCGTCACCACGACGAAGGTGATCCCGATCAGCAACCGCGCCGTAATCGTCACGCCCGAGCGCCACGCCGTGCTTCTTGGCGTTGGCGGGGTGCCGCGGCGCGTGGGGTGGAGCTCGCGCGAGAACTACACGGATTGGGACTTCGCCTCACCGACCAACACGGCGGGCTTCCTCGACCTCGACACGGAAAGCCTGCTGGTCATGGCGGCGCCCGTGCGCGAGGGCACGCTGATCTGGACCGAGAGCGAAGCGTGGCTCATGCGCTTCATCGGCCTGCCCTACATCTACTCGATCGAGCGCATCGGCTTCGGCTGCGGCCTGATGTCGCCGCGCTCCTTCGCGGTGACGGCTGGGCGCTGCATCTGGATGGGGAAGGAAGGCTTCTGGATGTACGACGGCGGCGTCGTGAAGCCGCTGGCGTGCGATGTCGGGGCCTACGTCTTCGACAACATCGACCCGAACTCTGGTCCGCTCTACGCGCACGGGTCCGACAACGGCACCTTCCCGGAAGTCTGGTTCTGGTTCCCGTCGCAGGGGTCTACGGTGCCGAACCTCTCCGTCTACTACAACTTCCAAGAGGGCTGGTGGGGCATCGGCAACACGATGACGCGCACGGCGGCCTGCAGCGCGGGCGTGTTTAAGTACCCCTTGGCCACCGACGACTTGAACGAGGTGTATTACCAGGAGAACGGCTGGACTGCCGCAGGCGCGCCGATCCAGACGGATCGCTACGCCGAGACGGGGTCCGTCAACCTGCGCGACGGCGGGTCGATCTCCTTCGTCCGTCAGGCGCTGACGGACAGCGGCTACGGCTACGACAGCACGGAACTGACGTTCTTTTCGTCCTTCACCCCGGAGGGCGCGGAGACGACGTCGGGGCCCTACAACCCGCGTTCTGACGGCTACACGGATGTGCGCGTGACAGGCCGCGACTTCCGCATCAAGATCGCCGCGACGCAGGACGCAGAGTGGAGCATTGGCCAAATGCGGATTGACTTCGTGGCGAAGGGCGCGCGATGAGGGCGAACCTTCCTCCAGCGCCCGCGACCTACGACCCCGGCTACTTCACGCGGGCCTTGTCGGCGCTGGACCAGATCGTTGGGCAGACGGTGAACAAGATCGAGGCGGTCGACTCGGTTTTGCTTCTGGCGCCCAATGGTTCTGTGTATAAAGTTGCGGTGGATAACTCGGGAACCCTAACGACCACGGCGGTGCCGCTTGGACAATCGGGCTCTCCTCCTTACTAGGATGCGGAAGGCGCTGCGACTTGGCGGCGACACGCACTCCCTAGAGGACGTCATCGAA